CTTCTTTTCAAGTGTACCCATTCCTCTACTAGAGATTCCAAGTTTCGCACCTGCATTTAGCAATTCTTTGACAATTTTACCGTTAGGTGTGTCAAGAATCTTAGCTTTCCCGATGATATTTTTACCTTCGGGGTATAGTTCTTCGATTAAGTGAGAAACCCTATCCAAATTGACCGTTGGCCCTTCTGGATGTCCTAGTTCTCCGAAAGCTCGTTTCTTCTGAACTAGTTCCTTATTATATCGAGTAACTTCTTTTGTTAAAATATTAAGAGGGTATAATCTTCCATTCCGATTTTTTGTTTCGGCTTGCATGAAAACCCCTTTAATTTTCAAATCTTTACCATTCTTACCTTCAGTAAGAACTTCAAAATCATCAAACATTTCTGTGATTAGTTTCATATTATCTCTCTATTAATATGATTTATGTACAACTATGATTGCATAGGAATCGCCTGATAATGTAATACCAAGATCTGCTGTATTTGTTCCAGCTAGAACAGTTCCAGCAAAACCTAAGTTCCAATGTCCTGTGCCTGTAAAAGCATGAACAGCTGTACCACCTCTATCTATTGTAACTGAAGTTGCGGTTTGCCAAAAAATATCGACAATCTGAGCTGATACTACAGTAGGTTCACCAGTTGCTGTAAGTTCTGCTAATGTTATTGCTCCATCAGTAGTGTCTATATGTAAAACACTTCTACCATGTGAGTTTGTAATTGTATTTGCCATAGTTTATATCCTAAATTGTTAGCATTTCTTTATCAAAATAATTCATAATATCTTTAACCTTAACACCATGTTTTTTTGCAACCTTTTCTACATTCTTGTCAAATGTACTTAAAAAATCGCCTGGTTTTTTTTCCATTATATCAAAGACATCATCTATCGCCTTTTTCATTTTAGGTGTAAGTTTTTTGTAAGTAGATGATTTCTTGTGTTCATCTTTCTCTACAACCCATGTATTAAATTCTTTAAATTTCTTCATCGGCAGAATCTTCTACTGAGGTATTAAGTTGTCCTTTTATCAAAGAATTCGCTACTTCTACTCGTTTTAAATCCAATGCACTTCCTATTTTATGTGCCATTGAATTTTTAAAATGTGATTCTGCATCTATTTTGTTATCATCAACTAGTGCTGAAATCATATCTGGTAATTCACTCATAATTTATCTCTTGTGTTAGTGGTTATCCCCCAGGCCCAACTGCTGGGGCGGCAGGCCCATCTGGATCCATAGGATTAGCAATTGGTTCGTGATCATCTGGCTCTGGTTCTTTATTAATTTCCCTGTCCATCTTATCAATTTCTTCTTGTGTCATACGAAAAACGTGTTTTTGTACATATTCCTTAGAAAACCAATCACCTATATAGGGTTCCATACTATTTAGTATATCTAATCGTTCACGAAGCACATCCATATCTCGCATTTCCGCATAATGGCCATCCTTCATATAACTGTATTTAAGATTTTCTTGAATCCCCTGCCAATCTTCTTCTGCAATAACACCTTTAAGTATTAATTGCGTTTTAAGAAGGTCATTAAATAAAGTATTAAATTTATTCCGTAATTTTTGAACAAACTTAGTAAACTTTACCTCATCTCTTGTAATTTCTGCACCTCGACCTAAACTAAATCCTGAGTCTGATTCTAACCGACTAACAGGAATATTCAAAGACCGATATAACTTTTTCTGGAAATAAACAATATCATCTATTTCTCCTAAGTTTTGTCCACCAGGCAGAGTTGTTATTTCGGTTCCCCTACCACCCTCTCTACGTGGCAACCAGAAATCCTCTAACATACTCATCTGCTGGCGGTCATCCTTTATCTCACCAGTTGAAGCATTGTACACCAACTTGTTTCGATAACGGTTCATCACATCTTTAAGATATGCCTCCGCTTTTACTTTCGGTAAATTTCCAACATCAATATAGAAAATTCTTCGTTCTGGTGCTCGTGAAATACGATAAATCACTACCGCATCCTCAATCATCCTAAGTTGATTGACAGGTTTGATAGCTTTATGTAAGTACGATAAAACTAATGCTTTTGTGGGGTCAAATAATCCTGAACCACACATTGCAATCGCATCAGCAGTAATTTTAATAGCGGTTCCTACTGACCCTGAAGAACCAGTATTTGCACTAGTTACCCCTTGTTCATTATATAAGTAATAATCTTCTAATACTTTAAGTGTGGGGGATTTTTTCTTTGTTTCTGCTTTTTCGATTTTACGAATTCGTTTAATCTTTAAAGCATCAATGTATCTTAATTCTTGTATTCCTCTTTGTGGATCTTCTTCATCTACAATTTTATGAAAATAAATCCTACCATCTATATACCACCGTCTAAAGACATCGTGAGCTTTATTAGTAAAGTCTAATAGCTTTAAGACTTGTGAAAATTCATCCCTAACTCTTCTTTTAATTTTTGAAGAATAAGGTAAATTATCAGTATTAATAGATACAGCCTGTCTATATTCATCAATATTTATAGACTCATTAATAATATCTTCAATTGCTAAATCACATTCTGGATGCTCTGAGGTAGACCTATACCTACGAATAAGATCAGATTCAGACTTAGTTTGTCCTTCTATATCGAGAAATTCGCTGTAGAATCCAGCGGATGTGGTAGCTCCAGATTCAGGATCGGGGAGAACAAACGATGCCTGTTCCCCCTTGTCCTTTGCTCTGGTAATTTGAAATCCAAATAGTTGTGCCATAATACTCCGTAATCAATATCAATACAAATATTTATACGAATTATTAAGTTGTAGTATTGGTTTCAAAAAACTGATAACGATAAGTTACTTCAAATGATTCAACTTCTCCAGCTTCAGCTGCAGTCAATTCAATCGGTGCAACAGTTAATGGCCACATACCTCTAAAGGTATATGACTTAATTACCTGTCCAGCACGATCTAAATGATCAACATAAGCATCAACTTGATAGTCAGATGGATTTTCCAATCCACTATTATCTGACATATTGTTGATTTCATTCATCCAACGCTCAAATGCATTGCGAATTGCGAAATCAGTATCATTTAAAATTGTAGTTGACCAAGTATCAATGGTTCTGTCTCCTGCAATATACAGGTTACGACCACGAAATGGAACTGCAATTTCAGCCAATGTCATGCCCGGCAAATTTGTTGCAGTACATAAGAAAGACATTGATCGTGTCTCCCCACCTACTGCCGCAAAGCCCGGAAAAGGCATTGTTACTTGAAATTGATTCGCTCTTGCGCCACCACCTTTTAATGCGGATTTAAAGTCGTTTATGTTTGCCATGATTTCTCCTATGCCCCTACTACTTCACTAAACGCAACACCAGTTTTCGTGGCAATGAAGTTTAGAGAAATAAAGTTAATAGACCGAGCAGGTTTGACAAAAATGTCAGCTACAAACTCGTTACGGTCAACAACCACGCCTGGGTTGTTAGACTCATCGCATACAACTAGGAAATCTGTGATTCCCCTTCGACCTTGTACATCACGCAAGAAAGGTTCAACCATGTTCCTAAATCCTGCTCTTGTGAACTCATCGTTGAATTCAAACAACTGAAATTTAGAAGCAGTTGAAATTGCCTTTTCTATAGTAATGAACAATCTACGCACATTAATGCGGTCAAATGCACTTGGTTTTGATTGTGCAGTTTTATCTCCGTACAAGACTGTTCCTTGGCCGGGGAAAGCACAAATTGGATTTATTCTTGCACGATACAAGATGTCTCTGTTAGCTTTCTGTGGGTTATAAGCAAGTTTTACAACTCCTCTTATTTGTCCACGATTAAAACCTCCAGGCGAAAACCACGGATCTGAAACTAAATCAGTCCTCGCACAAAGTCCTGCCATATCTCCATTTAGTGGAATCCACCGATAAGTGTCATTGTACTTATCGTATGTGTATTTGTATCCACTATCGAACATACCATAGGATGTTGATGTTAAAGAATCAAAATATGTTTTAACATTTGATGTCTGTGTTACTTCATTTGCAACTGCAACAACATCACTTAATTCTGGTGATACGAAAGCAACTGCATCTTTGCGGTCAGTACACATATCCAAAGCATTTCCTGCTTTAGTTGCATCTGCCTTACCACAAATGAATAGATTTAAATCAACTGTTTCAACATCTTTGAATCGGTCAATTCCATCTTTTTGTTCACCAGCAGTTAATGCATAATCATCTGCACCACTTACAAGTGAATTTGAAGTAATAATTTCAGTTGCAGTAGGAAATACTGTTGTTCCTTGTGCAGCTGCGGTATTACCATAACCAGTATTAACGGTTGGATGATCCATCCAGTAAATATAACTTGAACTATTATAGAGAACATCTACATAATAGTTTGCAGAACCTTGTGCTGTTCTAGCATCTGAAATTTTAGATAATCCTGTATATTTTTCCAAAATTTCTTTCGGAACACCAGAAATGCCACCATCTTCATCAACTATAATGATATGCATCTCATCAAGATTTGCTGTTCCTGTACGATCTTGCACCCATGTTGAAGTGCCTGGAGCACCGTCAAATTGGTCATAATATTCCCACCTTCTGCGAACATTTGTTGCATCAATAATTGCAGATCTTAATCCTCCAGCAGTATTTGCAGTACCATATCTTTCAATGGTCAGATTATCATTAGTGATAGCTGTTACTTTATATTCTGAACCATCTGCTTCTTGAAAGTGAACAATATCTCCGACATTGTATTTTGCACCACCATCACCAGCTGATCCACTTGCACCATTATCAATAGCAACAACACTAACTCCAACAGCAAATGCTCCTTCTACTACACCAATCGTATCTGTAGCACCTGAAAATGTTTGTTCAAACTCAGTTGCGGTTGGACACATAGCAACTTTTAAATTGTTACCCCATGAGCCCGCAGTTCTTGCAGCCCATTGTCCTACACTTGCAGCACCACCACTATATGGGCCTGTAGAACCATCTCCATCTTTCCAATGGTTATTATTTTTAATTAACAATGCAGTACCAGACACGCAAGCATTTACAGCAGCACTTGCAGGGCGAACTACCCTCAAAGCATTACCATATCCAAGAAAAGCAGCAGCAGACATCCAATCTTCAAATTGATTAGATGCAGACTGTGGTTCACCAAAAATTTGAACCATTTCTTCCTCAGAAGCAATTGCAGTAATAGAATCAGTTGGCCCTCTTTCTGCGGCCATGACTATTCCAGCAATCGATGTTGCGACGGCAGGGACTACGTTTGTTAAGTCTTTTTCTGTTACCTGTACGCCAGGTGAAACTTGAAACGCCATTTCTACTCCTTATTAAATAGAATTGTTATTACATCTATTTAGGAAATGAAACATCTTCATCTTATAAATAATAGTATTAAATACTTTTATTAAGGAGTTTGTAAATGTCAAGAACATCTAACCAATATGTGTATATCCTTTGGGATAAGGAAGGTACAATAGAATATGTAGGAAAAGGTCAAGGAAAGAGGATATATGAGAGTTGTAGAGAGAAAAAATCATTCGGTGGCACGATATTTAAAAGAAATCTAAGTGAACAAATTGCATTAAGTATGGAAGCTGCATTAATAAATTACTTTGGAATACACAATTTAAGGAATAAAGTGCAAAATGGTGCTGAACCAATGAATTTGTTAAAGTTCCCACCAAAAACTCATGGTACAAGAAAACTTCATCCTATGAAGTATGCACCTAAGATATGTTCAAAAGCCCATTATGAAAGATATAAAGACTCTTTAAAACTTCAACATCAAAAACAAGTGAGGAAACGTGATTTATGGATTAACACACATCTCAACCAAGAGTTCTGTGTATACTGTGGGGAAAGTTGCGTTGAAGCGTTGGCATTCTACCCTAACAATAAAGAAATCCGAGCCTTTTCAAGAAAGACAGGACTCAGAAAAGAACTTCGATTACGAGTACTGGAGGCGATACGGGCAACTATCATTGTATGTCTGAATTGTGAAGCTAAGTTGGATCAAGGGAAGGTATTAGAATTTGTTAAGGGTGCATCAATAGAACAACAATTTCCTTTAGTATAATCACCAATCCTTTAAATATTCAGCATTAGAAGTAACAACTGGATTCCATGATGAACCATATTCATCTATATTTTCTCCAATTTTTACTCCATTCTCATCTCTAAGGCCATCTAGAACAAAACCAAATGGAGCCATGTCTTGGTCTATCAGCCCTTCCTTTTCCTTCCAGAGTTGCTTACGAATATCTAAATTGACTAATTCTTTGAAATAAGTCTGGTCTGTCAACCAACTAAACAGTACTAAACACATCACTAAGTCATCACTATTACCATCTGAACCTTCCCATGATTGTCCCTTTCCTACAAAAGAAAATAACTCTGCAATAGTATCAAAATCACATACCACTAACTTATCATCTTCTATAAGAGTTTTCATATTAGAACATCCTATTTTTTTAAGAGATTTAGTGGTTCGTACTCCTAATTGGGCTTTCTTTCCAGAGAAACCACCCCCTGCAATCTGACCATTCCTACCATGTTGTGTAGTCATAATCATGTTATCATATTCCATATCAAACTGCATTGCATCGGCTACTTGACCCCCAATGTCATTAATCTCAATCATAACATATGCAAGATTATATGCCTGTGCAACCTTATGAATAATTGTTGGAAATATCATTGGTTTAATTTCATTATCTCTGTATACCGCAACTTGTCTATAAGGAAGTTCAGATACATCCATTACTACAAATGCAGAATAATCATTAGTCACCCCTCTTGAAACATCAACGGTTATTACATATGCAGATTCAAGATTTGGTTTTTCATAGACCCTTAATCCTGCATTAGTTGTGATAGGCATTGAATGTGATAATGCACTTAGTTTTGTAGCATGAATTAAGGTATTAGAAGAACCTAAAAATGAACACTCAAATTCTGTCTGGAATTGTTCTTCACCAATATTC